TTGATTTCCTTAGTGCATCAGCAGTGGTGGTTACAGCGGTGGCTAAAGCCTGTTCCTTGGCTCTAGCTTCAGTATTGAGACGATCAACTTCAACTTGTTGGGCTTCTGCTTCAACGTGCTTGCCGTACAAATACCCACCGCCAAAGGTCAGCAATAGAACTATTACGCCAGACAGTAAATCACGCATCGTTGGTCTTCCCACGGACATAGGCTTGTGCAGCCATGAAAGCCACCACAATCGTTCCCATTGCGGCACAGTAGGTAGTTGTCAGGCCACTCAGGGCGTTGACCTTCTCCAAGCTGACCCATGCAGAGGCCATAAACGCAATCAAAGCGGGGGGCGCACCAAGAGCCGCCCAAGCCATAATGCGCTGTTGGTCAGCCATCTTGTCCATGTTCTCAATCATCATCATGCGTTCAGATCGAGCCAATTCAGAGTCAGTCACTACACCATCGTGGTCTGCATCAAATTGGTTATAGCTAGAGTTTTGTTCCAGTTGTTTTGTCACGTTTTTCCCTTTCAATTTCTCGTCTTAGTCGTTCAACTTTTTCGGATTGCTCTTTAACTTCATGCTTTGCTTCCAAAATGTCCATGTACAGCATTGCACCAAGAGGCAATAACAAGGCAATCAGCACACAACAAGCAATCCACCCCATTATTTCTTCCCCTATTTCCTGATGTACAGAAGCCATGCCCATATGTACAGGAGGAAAATCGCTGTCCCTGCTAGGTACGCTTCTTTGAGAAGGAATTGTCTTCTTGCTTCCCTTCGCCGCCATTGCTTGTACCTTTCCTTGGACTCCTCTTTCAATCTGGCTTCTTCTTGCTCCTCCCTGATTACTTCACGCATCTCAAATACAGAACTGTATAAAGCACCCATCTCAGGAGGACTCTGGTAAACCATTGTTTCTCTAATGGTCACCTCAAGTTTTTCCATCTCCTGTTGAGCCATCACTCGTTTGAGGGCGGCCTCCATGAGGTTTTGATTGGGGTCGTAGACTGTTTTGGACTTTTCTTCTTCTTCTCGAATGTGGGCTTCCAACTGTTCTTGAAGTTTGAAGAACTCAGTGAGGTTTTTAACAATGTCAACTTTGACTTGAGTTTCGTCAACCTCAACATAGTTTGATCTTTTAGGCTTGGCAGTAGGAACTGGAGTTGAAATCTTAGGCTTAGACTTAGCGCCAAAGAATGCAACAAGCTGACTCCAGAAGCCATGTACTTCTTGAGCAATACCAGCAACTTCATCGTAAGTCTGTTTGATTTCAACAAAAGACTCTTTAGCCTGCTTGTAAAGCTCACAGCCAGCTTGGATGTTCTTAACAAGACCAGCCGCAAGTAAACATATGCTAATTGGGTCAATGGTTTACTCCTTAACGCATCTGCAACTGAGGATTCATGCCAGACATGGGACTTGGCTTTGGTGACGCTCCCAAAATACTCAAAATCTGGTTTTGCTCTTGGCTAGTTAAGTCATTAGCAGATGGTTGTTGAAGCAAGTCAGGTGGCATTTGAAATTGCTGTTCTTCAGCAGGTTGCTGAGTATCTTGCTGTAAATCAGGTGGCATTTGGAACTGATCTTCAGTTGCTTGAGGTTGCTCCATAGTAGCTTGTTGAGCAACAGGCTCTTGCTGAGGAGAAACTAATCTGCTCAATGCACTAAATCCAGCAGAACCTTCTTGCAAAGCCGTAGGAACATTTGTCAATGCTTCTAATGTTTTTGCGGAAGCACCAGTCAAAGCACCTTGACGTAAGAAATTAGCTCCTTCTGGAGTAAGAAGAACACGCATCAACTGTTCGTCAGTAAATCCTTGTTTACGCAATAATTCATTCATTGCGGTCAAAGTAACATCAACTCCTTTAGCGGCTTGATAGCCTAAACCAGTGCCAGCAGCAGCGGATATGCCACGTTGCAATTGACTATCAACTAATGCCTGATCTGCTTGACTAGGTTGAGCAACCTTCATACGTCTTGTAAATGCCAATGCATCATTCATGCGTTGGTCAAACTCTTTGGCATTTGTACCAAGAGCGGTAACCAAAGATGCTTTCTCATTGTCACCAAGAGTTTTCCAGTTTGTAGCAAGTTTCTCCAAATCTGTTGTAAATACACCAGAATCATTTTTACCTTGCGCTGACTTAACAAAATCTTGGAAGATGTTCTTATCCAAAAAGTTCAATGCTTCCTGATCTGTATTGCCAACATAAGAACGAACTTTTGCTCGTTGATATTCATTCAAACCTTTGTAGTTTGAGTACAAGTCTTCGTAAGATACAGCAGACAATGGCTTATCTTTAAGGAAAGATGGCATTCCTTGAGCAATCACATCATTGTAGTTTTCAGAAGCAGTTTTTATTTGCTTGCGACCAAGATTCAACAAATTCAAAGCAGCAGCATCATTTCCTTTTGCAGTCTTCAATGCGGCAGTTACATCATCTTTCATTCCACCAAAAATAGCACTCGAAATGATTCTTTCATCTGAAATAGCCAAGTCTTTTATAAGACTGTCACCAGAAGATGCTTTCTTGCCAAACTCAGACAAGACACCTTGAACTTGGTCAATATTGAGTTTAGTTGTTGTTGCAATAGGGCCAGTAGCACCAACAAATGCAGCTTGTTCTGGATTCAATGGCTTCTCAGAAGCTAATCTAGTTCTGATTGAATTCAATATCTCAACAGCTCTATCTGCATTAGGGGTAGATTTAGCACTGTATCTAGCAATCAATTCATCAATTTTTGCAATCGTATTAGTTGTATCCACTAAAGGCTTGTCAGCGCCATATCCTCTAGCTTGTTCAAATACACGACTACCAGCTTCAGAACGCTGTTTTGCCAAACCATCAACTTCACTTTGCACACGAGTTGCAACGGCTTCTGTGGCTTCTTGCTTGCCAGAAACACGAGTTGCTGGAGTCATTCCTTTTGTTGCTAAGTCAGATGCGGCTTTGTCAAACTTTGCAAACAACTCAGCATACTCAGGATTAGTACGCAACTTTTGAATAGCTGCGGCAACTATTGGACTGTCAGAACCTTGTCCACGCAACATGAATTGTCTAAAGACATTTTGCCCCTCAACAGGAACATTGTCTTTTAAGAATTGGTCAAATTTACGGCTTTCTTTAAATGACTTTACTCCCTTAAATCCAGCACGAGTAAGATTTCCTACCGCATAAGCTCCAGAAACCAAACCTTCTGGCAATCCAGTAGATTCAGCAACAGCAACGTCAGCAGCACCAAGACCACCACCAAGCAATAGCCCTCTAGACCCTTGGCCTCGTATTGCCGCACTTCCTGCTCCTTGAGCTATTCTGAAAGCATAAGCAGACTCATCTGATGCAGGTTGGTTTTGGATTCCAAGTTGTTGGGTAGCCAAGTCACCAAGTGAAGTTATTTGGCTTTCTTTCGAACGAAATAAATTTGCGCCAGCAGTGGCAATGTCTGGAATTGCAGTAAACAAACCAGAAATACCTGATTGCAAGCCTGAGCCAATTTGACCAATAGGAATGTTTACGCCGCCAACATTGATTTCAGCGGTGGCTCGCATCATCCTATCAAGACGCTCCATTTCAGCCATGTACTTCTGAATTGCAGCCTTGTCATCAGAAGCAATAGCTCTACGCAACAAAGGACGTACAGCATCCATTTGTTCAGTAATGAGTTGCTGTGCTTCTACATTTGTTTTTGGACGCTGTGTTGCCATGACTTGACCTTTATTTGATTAAACCAGACGCTTTAAGAGCATTGATTGCTTGTTCTCTTGTTGGCTTCCCACCATTAAAGTCAATAAATCTTTTAATTTTTGCTTCATCATTTGATGGAGATGGTTTTGCTGAAGAAGTAGGAGTTTGACGACTCTTAATCTTTTCTTCTGCTCTAACATTTCTATTAGATGTCATTTTTTCAATACGAGAAAAATAGGCATCAATATCTGCCAACTCTTTTGCATAATTTGGAGACACTGGGTCAAGTGTTGCCGCCTTGTTTTGAATTGTTTTCAATTCCTCTAAGTTCAATGCACCAAAACCAGTAGCACCAGTTTTAGATTGAGATTTCAAATTTAACAATTCTTCAAATACAGTATTGGCTTTAATCCTTTGATTATTGTTATCCAAAACACGAGCTTCTGTAGAACCAAGTGCCAAAACTTTTCCAGTTAAACCAGTAGTAGTTGGCTTAATAAGATTTTTAGTATCTGTAATAAGCGATTTAACAGCTTTAATATTTGCCAATGCATTGCTCATGGATTCAGCGGCTCGTGTATCTTCTTCAAGTTTGGCAGCTTGTTTATCAGCTTCTTCTTTAGCTTTAATTACAGAGCCAGGTGTTTCGATAGTTTTAATCCCAGTTGAACTAGGTTCTGCTCCACTAGCAGTAGAGCCAACAGATGTTTGTTTTAAGTAGTTAGCAAGATTAGGTGCGGCAGCATTTATGTCAAGCCCATCAATAACAATAAGTTGATTGGTTTGTGGGTCAATAAATGATTTTGGCTTTGTTTCTGTGGCAACAATAAAACGAGCACTAGCTATTTCTTGTTGAGTTGGCTTGTAGGTAGGGTCAGTTGCTAATTTTTGCTCTAACGAAGAAATGATAGTTCTTTTTTGAGCAGAATCAGTTTGAGCCTGTTGTTGGTTCTGTGCTTTTTGTGCCTGTGCGTTTTTAAGGGTTGTTCCAGCAATAGATTCTTCAACTTTTCTACCTTCTTGAGAAAGTAGTATTCCAAACTCAGGGTCACCATTACGAGTTGCTAAATCAGCAACAGTCGCATAAGAAGCAGGGTCGTTTTGCTTCAACATACCAATCAAAGCCTGACGTTTGGCAATCTTCTGCAACTGTGGGTCTTGACCACCCAAAGCACCACCAATGCCACCACCTAACTGGTAACCAGCTTGACGCATACCAATAGAGGCTTGTTGGAAAGGGTCTAACTGAACTTCATTAGCCGCCTGTTGACGGAACTGCGCCATTTGGTTAGCCTGATACTGCTCAGGAGATGTGAACAATCCTAAGATGTTTGTTGCCATTTTCTTTCCCTTTAAGTCACTTGAACAAGTTGACCATTAACGATTTGATACTTAGGTGCTGACGATTGAACGCCAAACGCATTGTTAATCGCACTGTTAACCATTGGATTCTGAGCAATACCAGACAACAAATTACCAGATGCAGAATAAGCATTTGATGGGTACATGGTAGCCGCTGCATTGGTGATGCCTGAACTTAACAATCTACCAGCTTCTGCTGTACTAGCAGTAGTCTTAGCGCCAATAGAAGTACCCAAGTTCATGGGTTGTTGTGCAAGAGACTCAAGTCCTGAACTTGTATCCATAGCGGTAGCAAATGGAGCATATGCCGCAGTCTGACCAGAATAGAACTGATTTTGCAGTCCAGCACCAGTGTTAAACAACCCGCCACCAAAAGTAATGCGGTTTCTAGCCTCTTGGTCAGCTTGTGCAGACAAAGCCAAGTTACTTTGAGCAATCGAGTTGTAGTAAGCCGCCATCTCAGGATTGGTAGCCATCAGGTTACCGCCTTGAGCAGTAGCCGCACCAGTACGACCTTGTTGGAACAACTTGTTTTGCAACAGTGCCAACTGATTCTCTTGTGTAGGTGCAAGCAAAGCCTGTTGTTTAGTGATGTAGTCTTGTGCCGCTTGTTCAGGAGACTTGGCAAGATAACCTTGACCTAAACTAAACAGGTTCTGTGCCGCACCAGTCAAAGGCTGATAGGCAGTAGCGGCTTGTTCTGCTTGAGTCAAACCCTGACCAGCCAATGCAGACAGACGATTCTGATAACCAAGAATCTCTGCGCTAGGTGTATAGCCAGCGCCAATCACATTGCCCTGTGCATCAGTAGCAAAGGCTGATTGACCAAAACGAGTAGTAACACCAACAGGACGGAACTTAGCGGCATCAGCGGCAATCTGAGCAGCACGAACTTGAGCATCAGCCGCAGTTTGAGCCGCTTGTTGACCTTGTTTAGCAATTTGACTAGAGCCAGCACTACTAAGCAATGCTTGGACACCAGCAGAACCAAGTTTGCCAACAGTGTCTGTGCTTAATCCTGTGAAATCTGCAACCTTTTGAGTCACGCCACTTAATAACCCTTGTGATGCAACTTGATTACTCAAATCTGCTGCTGTAGTTGCGCCAAATTCAACTGGAGCAGTCCCGCCTGGAACAGAAGTACCAGCAGGAATTACTCCTGAATCAGCAGTAGCACCTCCGCTACTACCACCACCAAACAATCCGCTACCAGATACAGCTTGGACTGTTGCAGTAGTTGCGGCAGCCAACGCCGCATTTTTAAGAATATCTGCTGGCTTATCTCCAGAAACTGCACTTGCTGCCGCATTGATAGCCGCTGAACCAGCTACAGCCGCCGCAGCACCAGAAAAGCCTAATGCCTGACCAACCATAGGCGCTAATGGAGGATAAAGAATAGACGCAACTATTGCGACTGGCTTGGCTACCTTTTTAACAAACTTTTTAAACTTTTTCCAATTTGCCATGTCATGCTCCCAATTCGCCAGAGGCAATCATTTGTCTGGCTATCTCACCAAGAGTAGCAAAGACACTAATAAGTTCATAGTCAAGTTCTGTAGATATGTCTTCTTCTTCTGCCAAATCGTTGTCAATGATGGCTTGAATAAATTGAGGATACATAGACTTGTCTTGCAATACAGCTTCAGCCATTTGCCCAAGACGAATCAAGGTGTCAGCAGATACACCTTCTTCTTGCATGGCCTGACGAACCATCTGTTTGACTTCTTCTACTTGTTGTGATGTTGCCATTCTTATTCTCCCCAGTTCTGACTAGTTACTACTGTAATCAAAGATGGTACATCTGTACACCCCAAAATAGCTTCTACAAGCCTTGTGCATTCAGTTATCACACCTTGGCGATAGGTTGTGGTGTCAGTAGGTACATCAACGCTACGCTCAACCTTGCGAATCACCATCCAATCAGTCTGAGATAACAGCTTGTTAGCAGTGTCCTTGACCTGTTCTGTCCACAATGTCTTGAGTCCATCCAAGTCTTTAGGATTGTCTACACCCCAATAGAAGCGGTCATCGTAAGGCTCTGGGTCTGCCACCTCTGTGATGCCAATAGCATTCTTTTCCTCAATAGAAGTCAGACGCAACCAGTTCTGTGGATAGGTTGTGCCGTTGACCTCAAACTGAGTATCTATGGGGAGTGGATTGCCGTTGAGTAAAAACATGAGTTACCTCGCTAAAGAGTTCTTGAATGGGTTTTCGGCAAAGGCAACAAAGATGTATGTGCCTGTGTTTACGTTAAATGATGCACTAGCATTTCGAGGTTTAAAACCATTACTCAAAATATCCATATCTTCATTTCCACCAGTTACTTCTGCATTAGAAAGATTTGGATATAAGTTTGCATTACTTACGTTATACGTGCTTCTTGATGTATCAAGTAATTGCCAATTCCCAACAGCATCAGTGCGTTTGACCATTACCCAACGTGGCCTAAACCCGCAATACACAAATGTCCCATCTGCACTTCCATTGCCTGTGTAGCTACCAAACTTGGAATAGCCAGCTACTTCTGAGAAACAGTAGGCGACTGCCAGCGTGCCGTTCGTAACCGCTCCTGTGCCGACAGTAAACTGCGTTGATGTCGGTGCAGTGCTGTTAAACAATGTTGCAGAACTGAATTGAGCCGCTGTCGTGTTGAGTTGTAAAGCGTAAGTTGTGGTGTTTGTCAGGTTCTTATGCCATACCACCCAATTGTCTGTTGTACCGCGACCCTTGATGATAATCATTGCTGGCGTAACACCAAGGTTGTGACTTAACGTGCTTGGATTAGCCTGAGTCCAGGTCACAATGTCGAAGCCCTGCGTTGCGCCTTCTTTCCATTGCCAACCAATATAAGTTTCTGCGCTATTGTTGTAGTTAATGTCTGTGCCAACAGTAAATCCGTTTGAATTAAACGCAGTAACGCCATTTGTGTTTACTGTTTCTGCGGCAGTTTGATCTGAAAATAGTGTATTAGTAACTCCACGAATTGTGTCCAATATCCTATGGCTTCTTGCTTGTGGTCTTGATTTAATCCATACAAAATCAGGAGCAAATGAAATTCCATTAACAGTGTTTGATACAGCAAGACTTGCACCTGTACCTGTATAGGTAGTAGCCGCAAAGTAATTAGCACCATTGCTAATAGCTGGTGTTGGCAAGTTCTGGGTGTTCAGTGCAACAAAGCCTGTGGGTGGTGTGTATTTAAACCCTTGTTGTCCAAAGTTAACTGCTGTGTCAGGGTTAGTTGTTGCACCTGATACTCTTACATCGTTATTAAATGTATAAGGTGAAGCATCAGTAAATGTAAGAGTTCCTTGCAATGAGCCATTTAAATAAACACCAAGGGTCTTTGCGTCAGCATCAAGAGCAAGACCAATAACATCGCCATTTGCAATAGCGGCAGAAAGAGCCGCACCATCTACACCATCAACCCGTCTTGTTCCAGCAGGATTTAATCCTGTTCGTGTAATGCCTGATGCAGTATAAATATAAAAACCTGTGCCAGCAGTTGTTGTTCCGCCTCTATTTACAATAGTTGCTTCAGCATACCATTTGCCTGATGTTATCAATATAGACCCAACACCAGTAGCACTCGATGTGCCTGTTGAATCTAAATTTCCCCAACGTAATGTTCCAGTTGTGTTTGTATCTAAAGGATTCAATACCGCATAATTCCCCCGTCCATTGCCACCATCAGCAAACAGCGTAGGCACATCCAGCATGGAATCATAGGTAGCACCAGCAGTCACGCTGATGTTGTTGGGTGTCCAGTTGTTGCCGTTGCCTGAGTAGTCCTTGCCAATGGTTGTGGCAGTGTTGTTGCTGTTGTCGCTGAAGTTCAGGTAGAAGCCGTTTGTGCCGTATGTACCTGTGTATTTCTTGGGTTGCCATACACCAGTAATAGTGTTTGTTTCACCAAACGATGATGGTGTCAGGGCTTGACCGTCAATGAAGTTGATTTCGGTTAGGTAGCCGTCAAGATACTTATTAACTGGGCCAACATCAATAGTTAAGCCAAGCGTGTTTGCTGCTGATGCAATATTAAATAATGACCCTGTAGAATAATTAGTGGCAGAACTAAATGTTTGTTGAACACCATTAACATAAATAATTTGCCTGTTTGCCGCAGTTCCATTAGAAGTATCAATAGCAAGAACTATATGATACCAAGCCGATGGGTCACGAAAAACGGCATTTGTTACCACACTACATTTAGTGGAAGCAGATTGTGTATCATTTAAAAGTAATGTGTCGTTTGTATCGAACATTAATCTAAATGAGTTATTGCCGTCAATATAACGACCAATTAAACCTTGTCTTACACCGTTTAATGCACCACGCTTAACCCAAGCAGACCAAGTAAATTTAGTGCTATCTGTTGGCGTACCAAACGTCCGATTCAAATAAGCACTCGCACTTGAACGCAGACGCACACTGCGGCTAATCTGATAGCCACTAGGCTTAGAGAAGAATAAGTCTTTGGATGCAAACATTATTGGAACGCCTGTGCAAATGTGCCGTACCAGTTAGTGCCATCAGCAAAAAAGGTCAGGATGTCCCATCTACTTGCTGTAGTAGTCAGTGTGGGTGCAGCATTATTAGGCCACTTCACACTTGTAAACGTACCTGTAAAGCCACCAGCGCCACTGCTAACAATCAACACAAATGACTTTCCAGCCGTTGCTGTTGGCATTGTAAATGTGCAGTTACCAGTCATTGTGACGGTCTGCACAGTTCCGTTTGTCAATGCTAGAGTTTGAGATGTACTTGAATTTCCAATTGCCACTACAGATTCAACATAGTTGGTAACTGTTGGATTTGTCAGTACTGGTGTTGTTAAAGTTTTATTGGTAAACGCTTCAGTACCAGCCAATGTTGCCAAAGTACCAGTTGTCGGCAATGTTACGTTAGTTGCAGCAGTGCTAGTCAAAGTCAATGAGTAAGCACCAGAATTTGCCAGAGTTGAGCCATCAGCAATAGTCAAAGTAGCTGACGTAGCGGGTGCAGTTATGGTTACTTTGTTGATGCTAGTAGCAGTAGCAACACCCAAAATAGGTGTTGTAAATGTTGGAGATGCCGTATCAGCCTTAGAGTTGACAGCAGTTTGAATATTGTCAAATTCAGTATTAATCTCAGTACCTTTGACAATCTTTAAAGGGTCGCCAGAGGTAAGCGTATCCTTAGTTGCAAAGTTGGTTGATTTTGTGTAATTAGTCATGTTTATCCTTTAAGTCAATCGACCATGCTTAGATTGAATTTCAATTCTTTGAATGGACAATTGAGAGCCGTTAATATCCACTTCATATCCCGTCTGAACAATCTTTCCAGAACCAGCACCATTAGCAACCAATGTTTGCAATGCAACACCCTCTGAGTAGTACGCAACAACAGTGGCATTTGCACCATATTCTGCTGTTCCATACTCTGAAACGCCTTGAGTTGGAATCAATACATTCTGAGACAAATAATTTGCCAGAAAGTCATATCCCCACTTAATCGTCACAAACTGATTACTTCCACCAATAATTACAACAGAAATCTTCTTGATAATTGATGTGATAGATGCGTTTCCAAGATCGGCATGGTTGGTGTAATACGCCATACGATATGAAGATGTATCGTCTTTATATCCTGTGTATTGAGCAACATAACCAGTCTTCCCAATCAAAACGTCACCATTGCGTTTAGACAAGAAAGATTTGGGAAGGATTGAATCCCATGTTGTTACACGATAAGAACCATCTTGCAATGCTACCTTTGTGTCAAAGCAATAGACTTGTTGATTGACAGGCAAAGACAACAAGTAAAACGCTTCTTTTTCTGAATGTACGGACTTAATGTTTGCCAATGTTTCACTGGCAATCTTCTTTGATAAATCATTGCGAACATTCTTAGACAAGTCACGCTCTGGTGCAGACTTCTCCTGAATAGTCCTCATCAAGGAACGAACACCGCTGTTGGACAAAAACACAACATCAGTGCTAGTCGTTTGGATACTGTCCCTCGCAATGCAACCAATACCCTCAACAGTGTCACTCAATGACATGGTTGATGGACTAGTTGCACCTTGATAAACCAAGATTTGACGCTTACCAAAGATGAACAAGAAGCCATTGTGTGCAGCCAAACCAGTGACTTCATCAGCACCATTAGGCCAAATATTGTTCACATTCAAACTACCAGACGTACCAGTAGCCCAAACATGACCAGCAATCAAATCACTGTAATACACAGTAGCATTGTTGCTAGTGGTATTAGCCGCCCACAAACGCCCATAGGCAGACAAAACAATGTTGGCTGATGGGACTGTAGCCACATATCCTGTTTTCTCTGAAACACGGCGATAAGTGGTTGTAGATACAGCAGGGTCAAAGATCAGTGGGTCATGACCAGACTGGAAAAAGTATGTGATTCCATTCAAAGAAGCACACTGCCAGTTATTAGCCGTGATAGTAGGAGCAGACCCCCCTCCCCCATAGGTCAACTCAGTAACAGCATTAGAACCATCAAGTTTAAATAACTTCAAGTTGCCAGCAAACAATACAGTCAAAGTACCATCAGCTTGCACCAATTCGTGCATAACAGTTACGTCATTTGAGCCAAGGTTTCCAGTAGAGGAATTGAGTGGTGTCCACCCTTTGCGAGAGCCAACACGACCATACTGATCAATGATGCAATTAGTTGCAATTAGAGCAAAACCTTGAGACAAGTCCAATGGACTGTCCTGAGTGTTGAGCCCAAAAAACCCTGGGGCTGAAATACTTGCTATTTCAAGTCCTGTTGCCATCAGACCGCCACAAACTCTTGATTTTCAGGATAACGAGTGCCTTCCAAAGCAATGTAATCAGACAACATTGTTTTGTACAACGAATAAGCCTCAGATGAACTCAATCCACCATCCTCACCACGCTCAACCAAAGCCCTAGCATAAGCATTCTGAGATACCAATACATCAGGAACAGCCACAACAGTAGAGTCACTAGACAATGTTGTCTGTGGCACTGTAAGGCTGAAAGGGATGCTGTAAACGCCATCAGGACGAGGATAAATCGTTACCTTAGTGTCGTAGCTACCATCTACGCCATCAAAGGCGTAATAGGCGGGAATTCCACTAACAGGGGTAGAAAAGTTCTGAAAACGGTTCATTGACGCAAAGTCAATATTCTTCATTCTCAGATTTGAAGTCACGTTCAGTACATCAAGCACTTGAAACTTCTGACCAGCGCCAGTTAAAGCATAAGAGTATGTGTTTGATGTTGTAGACAGGGTAATGGTTGTGCCAAGCACATTCCATGCAAATGCATCTTCAACTTGACGTTTTCCATCATTGACAAACTTGCCAATCAAAGATGAATAAGATGTTTGGGAAACGGTTGAAACGGTTGTCTCACGCAACCTGACCAACACATCATTAACAAGTTCTAAATAGGTCATCTGCTTTTCGCCTTTGCTTTGTTCCTTGCGGATATAGCTTGAGCTTTTGCCTTTGCATCAGATTTAGAGTTAGCACCCCAAGCCTTTAGCGAAAGAAGCAGTCTGGTCGGTTCACCTTTCTTGTCGTACTCAGGGCCATCATTACCACCCATACGAGCCAAGAAACTTGCTCTGCGAGGATTATCCCCCGACTTGACTGGAGGCTTCAAATTGCCACCAGTTTCTGCATTATAAGATGATCTTCCCTTGGCATTCAAGCCGCCCTTTGGATTTTGACCAGCTTTTGTTTGCCAAGCGGGAGATTTCATCACTTCACCTTTTTAGGCTTCTTTGCGGTCTTTGCCGCCTTTTTGAAGTCAGCAGCAGTAGGTGCGTCTTTAGAACCTACCTTATTCATCTTTTCGCCAGAACCAGCCTTGATTCGGGCTTGTTTGGCATGAATATTTCCATAAAGTGAGTTTTTCATTTCATCTTCTTTTTGGGTTTGGCTTTACCAGCCTCACTCAAAGCAATCGCAACTGCTTGGGCACGACTCTTGACAATCTTGCCACCCTTACCAGAGTGCAAAGTACCTTCTTTATATTCGTTGTATACCTTACTAATCTTCTTTTGAGCCTTGGTTTTCATACTAACTCCGTTACAGAAACTGTTGATGAAGTCACAGTTGCATCCTTAATAACCGCAATCTTTTGTCCAGGGGTTACCTTAATAATCTCAATTAAGTTATTGGGCATCATGGGCGAAGTTGTCAGGTTTGCAGTTGGAGCAGAGCCAATTTGGTAGTGGCAATGACCCAAAGAGCAAGCAATGCGAATCATGGTGGTATTAGCACCAAAAGCAGTAGAAGCGGCAGTTGTGTTGCCAACCGTGAAAACTTGGGTTGTGCCAATAGCCGCAACACCATAAGCAACTTGATTAGGGTCGAGTTGGAATGTAGACATTATTTACCTCTTGAAGATTTTTTCATCATGTTTGTAGCCGTGCGGCTACCACGCATAGGCATAGCCTTCTTTGGCTTACCAACAGCAACCATGATAGTTACAGGAATACCTTTTTTCTTGCCGTACTCTTTGGCTTCGTTCTCGCCTTTTTCAGAGTAGGGAAACTTCTTTTTTCCGACCATAGGCATAGTGTTCTCCTTATTTCCAAATTCGATCAATGATGAAGGTAACTAAGCCACCACCAAAGGAAGCCAATGACATTCCAACCCAAAGACCGCCTTTAGACTTGTTTGCCATCTCTAAAAGTGTCTTTACATCCGTACTAAGAATGTGCATCTCTTTTTGTAAAGCCTCGACTTGAGCCTCTAATTTGCCAAAATCTCTTGCGTCAATGTCAGACATTTGCAACCTTTCGGGGTCTACCCATACGTTTAATTGTGGGGATGACAGGCGCACGAAAGGCGGTATCTGTACGAACAGAATCATCAGATTCTGTGGTTACTTCTGGCTCGTCTACCCTGACATAACCATGATGACCCTCCATAGAGTCAATGTCATGTTGCAAGGTAAAAGTCACGGTATTACCTGACTGGAGACAACGAAAAGTAGCCATAAAACCCTTTAAATGAAAAAGGGGGTAATTAGCCCCCTTTGCCCTTATTGAACAGGACGAGCAACTATAAGTTGCAATGTTGTCGAAGCCAAGTCCACAGAACCTGCTGTTGGGTTGTAGGTCACGATAGTCACAGTGTTAGCGGCTGAAACATAGGCTCGGCGAACCAAACCAGCTTCACTGACACCAATTGACATACCAATAACCATGTCGCCCAAAGCCACGCCTGAAACGGTTACTGTGTCTGTAGCTGTAGCAGTGGTAGCAACTGATGCGCTATCCAAAGTACAAGAAACATCCCATGTATCTGTAAACAGACCACGGAACTGATCGTTTCCACGGCGGGAAACTACTGCTGTTGCTGCTGCCATTTTGATTTCTCCTAATTAAGTTTAAAAAGTCCCCCCACCACTAGGGCAGGGGGCGCAACTGCAATTAGCTAGGAACAACCAAAGCAAACATGGAGGAAGACTTGGCAGCGCCCACAGTAGCGGCGTTACGCAAAGCGGCAACACCATACAAAGTGTCAGAAGTAAACAGAGTAGCCAAATACTCTTGTTTGTACTGAACTTGTGAACGGATACCAACTTGCTCAACCAGAACCATAGAGTCCTTGTGACCCATCAAGCAGACACGGGCAATAGCAGAACCGCTAGTTGGGAAAGCGGCAGTTGCAGAAGCAGAGTCAGCATTGCTGGAAGTGAACACAGGGATACCATACAGGTTACCGATTTCACCGTTGCGGATGGCATCGCCATTACCGACAAATGCTTGTTCGGTATAACGAGCCAGACCCATCAGGGTGTTGCGGCTTGATGGAGGGATGATGAAGAAACGACCATCCATAGGAGTGTCGTTATCATCCAAACGCTGAATGGTGCGGCGAATAGCCGAATCAGTCAAAGCGGTAGCGTTACCAGTGTTGGTATTCTGTGTGTAGTCAAAAGTGGTTGTACCGTCACCACCAATGAAACCAGCGTCATAACGAGCAGAACCAGCAGTACCACCGTTGGCAGAACGACCCAACTGAATCAAGTCGGTATCAACTTGACGAGCCAAAGCGTAACCAGCATCAGCAGTGTAGAACTGACGCATAGAGTTCAATGCTTGGGCTTCCACGATGTCTTCGATCAAGCGGCTATATTCATAGTGCTTGTTGATGGACACTTGGACTTCAGACTCGGTAGCAGCAATTAAAGTAACTGCATCAGTAGCGACTTTGGCAGAAGCAGAACCACGGGTAGGTGCAGGAATGTGAACAGTGTCACCTTTCTTGCCCTTGAAGTTCATCTTCATAACCAAGTTCGCAAGAACCAAGTTTTTCTTGTAAGCCGCAATAATTTCGTCTGACCAAATCTCAGGGATGAAGTTAGCTGCGGTGGTAGTGGTTACTGAGCCACTAGGGGAAAATGCTGTATTTGCCATGTTTGTATCTCCAAAAAATCAAAAGTTAAGGTTATTTAACCCTACCATCTGCATATGCTTGCATGATCTCGTCACTCAAAGCATCGTACCGATTCGGGTCTTGCATCTTTAGCCGAATAAGGTCAGCCCTTCGGTAAACTCGTTTTCCAGATTCACCAGTACCACCTACATCTACAGATGCGGCCTTCAGATTAGTTTTGCGTTGGGCTTCCCCTGCATCACTGGTCTGTTTAGCCTTAACACCCTTCAATTGCTTGTAGGTACTGAGCAGTTCGTTAGCACTGTCATAATCAAATTCACCATCAGCTTTAGCATACAAGCCAAGGCGAATAGGGGAAGATTTCACCCAATTCACAAAGTCTGTATCTTGAACAATCTGACCAAAATCAGGGTGTTCACTAGACAGCTTTTGCTGAATCTGCATCTTTTTGAACTCTAAAGCCGCATGGCGACCCGCAAGAACATCAGGATGGTTATCAACAGTCTTACGAACAGCCGCTTGTGGATTCTCAAAGAAATCTACTTCTGGCTCTTCCTCTTTAACAGGTTGAGGCTTACCCGCAAGGTTTTGCTTGATAAGTTCATCGGCTAATTTGCGTACTTCACCTACCTCTTGAGCCTGCTTGCCAATTAGCTTTTCTGCTTCTTGGTGCATTTTGATGATGTCTGACAGTTCTTTACCCCGATACTTGTCGGGAATGTCATGACTATCTTGCTCAATTGTCGAATGAAGTTGTTGCTTTTCAACGACTTCTAACTCACTTTGCGTCTCGTCTGGGTTATCAATCAACATTGTTTTTCCTTTTTCCTGCCACTTTTGGGTTCTAGGAGACACCACGGCGAAATTGCTTATGTGGTGGTTTTGCGTTCAGCAGCCAACTTTTCACGGTGTTTTCGGTCAAATTTCATTGCCGAGCCAGGGAAACTCCCTGACCACCCCTCCAAGTTAATGCTTGGCGCAGAGATTGTGCGATTGGCTAAACCACCGCACTCACAATGAACAGATTGCATCTCATAAACACAATACCGTTCAATCTTGTGTCCGTTTTCACAGACAAAATCATACATTCTTTTCATTCAATTCCTCGTAGGCTCGTTCGCTGACCTCTTTCAAGGTTTTCAGCCAAGTCAAGATGGAAAGTTCTCCCTTACGGAACATCAAGGTCTTTTCATCAGGAATAACGCTTATATTATTTAGTGACTCTATCATAATGTCAATATCTATAGCCAAATCCTTCCACCCCTCTGTTCCCATCATGGAAAAGCGTTCTTCGTAATACTTTTGTAGTTCTGGTGTCATGCGTCTTCTGCGCCTTCAAACTCAGGTTTTTGTTTGATGATTGCGTACAGGGAGGCACGGTCTGCACCAGCAACGTATTCGCTACCAGCAATCTGTACCTTGCCAGCACTCAAAGGCTGTTTGCCAGCATCACGGGCGGCTTTGGATGCGTAGCCGTAAAAGGTCACTTCAGTGCCTTGGCCTTTGAAGTCTTCTTGGACTGCCCCGATATTCCAGTATGAAGCTGGAATGCCGTAGTCGGTGTCTATTGATTTGATGAGTGCCATGTTTTTATCCTACGAGTAAACGGCGGGTTGTACCGCCAGAATCTTTGATTGTGATGTAACCAGTTGGGGTAAGAATAGTGCCTGTGTATGTACCAAATCTGACAGCGCCGGCGCCTTTAGGGGTCAAATTCAAATCTATGTCTGCATCTGTTCCAGCCACGCTGAATATTGGGCCAGCACCAGTAATTGCACCTGTTGCAGTTGCATAGTTAACAATTGTTCCAGCGGTATGTGTTACTCGAAATTGCTCAGATGATGCTGTTGCGGTATAAAAACGAATAACACCTGTGCTTTTGCTAATCAAATTTAAACTTACAGCCGCATCAGTACCTTGTGCTGAAATAGCAGGCGTACCACCAGTAGCCGCACCAGTCACTTGTACATAGTTAACGGCAGATGCTGTGTGGGATACACGCATTTGCTCTAATGATGTGCTTGTCTTAAATTGAATAGGTACGGCACTTGCAGTCTCAATTGAGCCTGAAATAGAAGATGTTGCCCTTAAAGAAGGTGTAGCGTTTGTTCCAAATGCTACCCAATATGCCGAAGAAGTTGTGCCACCATCTTGAACCCTAAAACCTTCACCGTTAGGTGAATAAAACGACATCGTAGAACCAAGAGATTGAATTCTTGTTCCACTACCCACCGTAGCATAAGCAGCAGCACCAGAACCACTACCGCCTGAGAAGGTCACAGTGGGTTGTTCAACGTAGCCTGAACCAGCGTTGGTAATCACAAAAGAATTTGCAATTCCCCAAGTCATATTGAATGTAGCACCTGAACCACTACCGCCTGTTACTGAAACAGGGTTAGCCGCATAAGCTGAATATGTTGCAAAATTAGTGTAAGTTGCCGCAGTAATTACGCCACCAGAAACAGCAGTAACAGTTAATGTCCCAGCCCCTGAACTTGGTGTACCACCAACAATAGTTAAAACATTACCAACTGTATAGCCTGTACCGCCACTTACAATAGTTGGAGTTCCTGTCGTAGTAATTGGTGTAGTTCCAGATGCAGTTGTACCACCAACCGTTGTTGGGGCTGATGCTGTCCATGTAACTGTGCCTGTGTACCCTGTGCCTGCGGCTGTTCTTGTTACAGCGGTAACAGTACCACCATTGCTAATATTTACACCACTTGAACCAGCAACTAGATCAATAGCACCTGTGCCCTTGCTGTCCAGCACCAGTGAAATATTTGCATCGCTACCAAGGGTTTGAAACTCAACTGCTTTGGTTGTTGCACCACCAGTTAATTGTCCGTAGTTGGCAGAATCGCCACCACCAATCAGCGTAGTAAACGTACCGGTGTTAGGTGTTGTATTTCCAATCGTAGGAGGAGATGACAGATCAATATCTGAACCATTTAAGGTATCCCAAGATAGACCAGTCCCATCAGTCTTCAAATACTTGTTAGCGTTTCCAGTCTGTTCAGGAAGAACAGTACCCGCACCACCAGAAGTAACTAACTTAATCTTTTCTTGCAATTCTGGCGCAACTACTTCACCAACATTGATCTCTTGACCAGTGGACAGCGTGATAATCAATGAACCATCAAAGTCGATCTTGGCATCAGTAACACTTACACCATCTTGCCCGTCTTGACCATCACGACCATTGATACCATCACGACCATCTTTACCATCTTGACCATTAGCGCCATCTAAACCACGATCGCCCTTGTCGCCTTTATCTCCCTTTTCAGGAACAATGGATTTGGCAATCTCAAGTTGGTTTTCAACCTTGCGCTCCATCACTTTGATGGCTTCTACGATCAAATCAACATTTTCTTGAACAGCTTGTTCTTCTTGCTGGCGCATTGCCACCAAGGTTTCTTCCATTTGATTGATAGCGGCTAACTTCTCATCAAAAGACGAGTCTGCTGCCTCAATACTTTTGATAAGGTCTTTGATATTAGCCATTTTGCTTTAGACCATCTGTAAGTTTGGTGAGGAAGTCTTGTTTGACCTGAGATTGAGCATTAACCTTGTCTGCCATCTGCAATTCAACAATCTTAGACTTGTTTTTGATGTCTTCTTCTTTCAACAAAAGTTCAGCAATCTTGACTCGCTTATCAAACTCACGGGAAGCGGCTTCATCTCCATTGGGCAAGTTCTTAGTGGTTGCGCCAAGAACCTTAGCTTGCACTTCTTGAGGCATCAACTGTGCTTCCATAGACAATTTCACAGCATTTGCCTTGTTTTCTTCAGCCTGAGTCGTGTTAACAGCAATCTGAGCCTGTGCCGCTTGCATAGCCAACTGTGCTTGCATTTGCTCCATCTCTTGTGCTTGAGGATTGGGTTGCATCATCTTGTCCAACTCAGCAATCAACTCAAATCTGTTGGTCAAACTAGAGTTCTGCATGATTCCTTTAAGAATCAATGGCAAAACAGGGGTATTTGGGCCGAGAGTCTGCAACAAACCAATGAACTGTTGTTGCTCATACTCCCTAGCAATGATGCCCAAGGTAGCAGTTGGCACAAAATTCATGTCAACAGAGGGATAACGCTCTGGGTCAAACTGCATATAGCGGAAAGCCGCCTTCTTGATGAATGGAATCAAGAAATCTTCTTGGAAATTTACCAGTGTGCGCTTGTATTTCTTGATAATGGTTGCCACTGCCGTAGACATACCACCACCATCCCTCGCAGTTTGGCTAACCAAACCCTGAGAATCAAGAGTTCCAGTAGCTTGCAACAACATACGCTCAAATTCCTTGGCAGTATTAAGGTTGTTCAGGCTAGTTTCACCAAACTTGAATGGGAAAATGATCTCAGAAGGTGCGCCATTGGTGAGCATTGCCTTGCCTGGCTTGATTTCAAACTTAGCACCCCTTGGCAAACGAGTTGCATCCATCGCAATCATGGGAGAAGTCGTCAATGCCAGTGAATCCAAGTGGCTACGGGTCTGAGCATCAATAGCTTTTTGCATATTGAAGGCTTTTTCCACAGTACCACGACCCAACAAGCGGTTAGGAATCGTGTCATCTTGATAACTCAAGACTGGACGATCTTTCATCATGTATGGGTTTTCTTCAGCCTTCAATAACAAACCATCGTTGGCAATGACCACAATGGCTTCCACCATGTCGGTGTAGTCTTCAGCAGCAGAATTCTCAGGGAACAACTCAACAATCTCTTTGTTTTCTTCTAAGTTGTTCAGGTATTCACGAGGGACAAGACCATAGTAGGTGAGCAACAGAACCTTTTCATCTTGGTACTGAGAAACTTCTTGAGTAGGCTCAAGATCAGTGTCTTCGTAGGTAGGAGTGATGTCTACCTTGCGGTATATACCACGCTCGATACCAGCCACAATCTTGTGGATTGAGACATACTTCTCAATAGCCACGCCCATACAGTCATCAATAGACGTTCCATTAGGGTCAAACAGGAAGTTTTTAGGATTGATAGGCATGATCTTCACGCCAATCCTGTCTCTCTCCATCACGCCAATAGCGGCTTGCCCCATCTGTCCAGGGATTGCTTGAGTCGATGGGATGTACTCTTTTTCGGTCTTGACAATGATCTCGCCAATGCCTGTTCCATAGATTTCAGCCATCAACTCGATCTGGTCGATAGATTTTCTGATCTTGTCTTTCTTGAAGTCTTCCATCAGTTGAGACTTAATCATCTCAACATCTATAGGGTTTCCACCTATATCTTGGATATTGTCTTCAATGTCAAAGAAGTCGCCTTGACCAAAGATAGCTTCCATGATCTCAGCATGACGAGTTTCTACGGCTTGTTGGGTAGCAGGGGTGACGATGCGGCTACGCTCAGATTCACGGGTTTTGTCTTCTACCGCCCACTGACCACGAAAGATGCGCTCGTACTCTAGCCAGTCAGGGAGGAAGTTAACATCTCGGTAGTCACGCCACCGTTGGCAATGGTCAGTAACAAATGCAGTCAGTTCTTTGTCAGCCTCAGTTGGCTCGTAGAACTCGTTTTGCTCTAATTTCACTTGTTTGTCTGTTGCCATGTTATTGCCTTAATTTATTGAAGCCTAGTGTTAAAGTTTTTTCCAGTCTTCAAAAGACAGTTTTAACGCATTAGGATCACCTGCTTCACGCTCATGTCGATATTGCTGAATACTGTTAGGCTGTCGTCTAATGTCCAAATTTTCTGCTTCTTGCTCATACATATTTGCTAAAGCACTTGATGCGTCTCCACTGGATTTAAAATCAGGTTGAGTAATAGTAGCCGTAAAGCGTCTTGAACGATTTTTATCAAGAAATTTGTTATGCTCTGCATCATTTGCATAATATTCAGACTTTTTTCTTGCTTCATCCCTGCGATTTATCAAATCGTTGTTTTCTCTATCTGTAAGTTTTTTTGGCATCAAAATCTCCTTAAAGTTAAATACCACTTATTACGTCAAGAGGCTCCCACTCATCTTCTTGGTCATCTTGGAAGTATGAGGTGACAGCCAGTTGGTCAATGTACGATAGGGCATCAGGCAAGTCGTCATGAACACCTTGGGATGGGAAAAGAAGCAATTGATCTTTAAATTCATCCCAATCTTCCTCAGAGTTCAGCACAATACGCCCATGCTCAAACCGTCCTTGAAGTGACCAAATGATACGGTCGGTTTTTTTACGATTACCGTGGGTCAAGTCAACTATGTGGGAATATACATTATTCTTCCGCATTAAGTCACTCAAATACGGCAAAACTGCGTTTTTTAACGCTCCACGCTCAATTCCTACAGAAAGTGGCCGATATTCCCGCATCTTGAGCAAAATGGTGGCAGCAGTCTCCCTGATGTCCCAACGCCCAAAAACGATCTCTTTGACAAACCATTTGCCATCATCAGTAACCTTAACAACAGCAATGGCAGTCTGGTCTAGCCGCTTCTTGGAGTTAGCAGCTTGTTTGGCAACTTCCTCAAATCCAGCCAAATCAACAGCAATGTAATAACTGCCATATTCAGGCTCAGTACCGTATTTCAGCCATTCTTCCTTGAAAACATCAGAGCCAGCATTGTCAAAAGATGCCATATACTCCTGCTTGAAAGCGAAGCTCGAAAGGGTCTTCTTTGCACTTTCGATTTCTGTAGGGTCAATCAGGGGGTTATCTTTGGTTGTGAAATGCCAAGATTTCCAGTCTTTATCTTCTTCTGAGTTTCCAAGTTTAAATACGTCATAGAAGAAGTTGCGACCCTTGGGAGTGCCGATAAACATTGCCCGACCCTTTTTGTCTGACAACGAAGCACGAATAACCTGTTCCCATGCTTCTGGTTTAATGTCGGCAACCTCGTCAAGCACAGCATAGGTGAGTGACACTCCTCGCAGAGTATCTGGTCGATCTGCACCTCTAACATAGATTTTTGCTCCGTTTATCAGGGTGATGTCCATGTTATTGATGTGACTGGCTTGGATAACATCCCTACCCAACTCCATCAAAACATCCCAAATAATCTGCCTTGCCTGACCATTAGTCGGCGCAACATAAAGCACAGCAGAACCAACAGTACATTGCAAACCCTCAATCAGGAGGGTAATAGCTGACAAGCGAGACTTGCCACAGCGCCGTCCAGCAGCAATGACTTTAAACCTTGTTTTGTCAGCAAAGACTTCTTGTTGCCAAGGGAGGAGACTAAAGTTAAGGTCAGACATCTTTGCTTTCTATGTCTTCAGCGTCAATTGTGTTTTCTCCAATGGAGACACCGCCAATACCTGAAATAGTTATGTTAACTGCAGACCGCTGTTTCCCTTCTTTCTCGAACAGGGAGACGGGAAGCATTCTGTCCATACAGAGTTTGATTGCAGCCATTTGTGCGGGATGTTCGTCATTCATGGCAATCTCAACTGCCTTGTGGACAACATTAGAGCCAGCACTGTGAATTAACAACTCTTTGAGTTCTTTGACTCTCTGTAGCTCAGTCTTGGGAAGTGTGGCGGGAGGACTATCGGCATAACGAGCCATAGTCATAGGTTTGGGGATAGCCACTTTGACAGCCTTGGGAGGACGACCTCTTGGCTTTTTCAGTTGTTCAGGTAAAGCGTCTATTGCATTCATCTTTTGTCCATAGTGGGAAGAAGTTGTTGGTGTTGTGTTCACATAAAGCAGTGTTCATGCACTTAGCGTTTCAGCGGAAAAGGCGGCGCTAACCCACCTTCACAATACCAACACGGCTGGAGACTGGTATGCACTCATAGGGGCTTGCGCCTTGCTGAATACGGGTACGCCAATCTCCATGCGTCTTGATGTTGGTACTCACTTTACATCAGAAAGCGAGTCCACTACATTCAAAGTTGTTTCCATTCTTCAAAAGATAATTTGAGGGCATTAGGGTCACCAGCTTCACGCTCTGCTTCATACTGCCGTCTTGAATTTATTTCAGGAACAGTCATTGGGTTTTTATAACCACGACCACCCCCAGCTTCACCCCGCATTGTTTTTTCTTCAATGTCTCGGTCTTCAATAGCTTGGCGAACACCTTTAGCCATATCTGGGAAATTGTCTTTATAAATGGTCTTAGGCATGATTAGTCCTTAAACAGAAATGATGTTAGTACACACTTTACATCAGAAAAGGAATCTTGTATAGTGGAGGCAAGTTTGATTGCGCCAAACTATGAGTCTTTTAGAAGTGGTACAGCCTTGGGATTTTCAAGGGCGCAACTGTACTACTCCTAAAGGGCTTTTTTTATGGCTATTGAATTGACTCCAGAGGAACGAGCCAATCAGCGCAAGAAACAAGAGATGGCAAAAGCACTAGATACTTGGAAAAAGGGTTTGGCAGATAAGATAGCGCAAGACACAATAACTAAGCGCAATGTCACAAATCCAAGGAAAATCAAGGCTTATAAGAAGGGTGCTAAACAGGAGGCAGGAAAGATTCTAAAAGCACTTGATAATGGGATGATCTTCTAGTACAGTGTCACCAAGGAGTGTCGGTTATGCTACCCGACTCAACAGAGGGCAATCCTGTAAACCCCTGTTATGACCGCTTGGAAGCTGGTGTGCCATCGTAGTGACTACGCCGCACAGATAAACCAGAGTAAGCCTAGAAGTAGGCTCTCCTTGTGGCAGACACCCAATCAGCTTTCTGTTAAATAAAAAATTACCTATATCACATATCGGGTAGCCGCCTTGCGCCCCAATGAAACTTAAAGACACACCTTACTGATTACCCTTTTCTTCCAGTCAAAGTAGCTTTGTTGTGTTAAACAGTCTGATTTAGCTTTTCCAGTGGATAGGAGGCTACATCAATATTTACACAACCCACTCTACCCCTCCCCCCCATAGTAAGTACTCACTCACACCAGGCGAAGTAAGCACTAACTAACACTAGATGCAAATGAGAATCATTCTCATCTAGAAGTTGGTAAGCACTAACGCAGGGTGAATCTAAATGAGAATCATTCGCAAGTAGAAGGGATGCATCATCTAAGGGATACTGACCGACCAGTCAGTAATACAGTATTATGTTAAATAGATAAAACCTAATGACTAACAGTTATCAATAGATATAAATAGAGAGAAGATTAGGGTTTGTCCTAATAACATAGTGTTTGACATAACGTTATATTATAGGCACTGCAAACAAAAAAGCAGTGTATCAATCAACAAACTAAACAGGCGTAACTATGAAAATCACAGAGCAAAAGAACGGAAGCTGGACATTGTTTGAGAAAACACCAAACGGCTACTATCTGGTCAAGCTATACAAAAGCACAGGCGAATTGTTAGATAAGGTGCTTTGCGACAATCGAAGCAATGCCCTTGCATACTTACGCAGTTTCAATGCAATAGCTAAAAATCAAGGGGCTTAATCGGGTTACTGACAGTCCAGCGGTAAGCCTTTAAGGGCTTATCAGTGCACTGTCGCACTATTTGAAAGGCGTGAACATGAGACATTATGAAATTATCCACACAGAGGACGCCCAAGGCTTCCATGTAGTTTTCAGCATAACGCATGAAGACTCTCACCCAAGGGACTGTTTCGACTATGAAGAAGAAGAACTAGGGGAACTGTGCGACAAGATTGATAGAGGGGTTTATTCATGGTTTGCAGCACGTGTTGAAGCCTATAAAAACGGAGTTCTGTTAGGGTCTGATTTTCTTGGGGGCTGTTTGTACGATTCGCCCATGCAATTTGTGACAGATTCGGGCTACTATTCCGACATGGTGGACAGTGCAGTGAACGAAGCAAAAAATACCCTTGAATTGCTTTATCTCACACGTGACAAGGTGACAGCATGAAAACAGATAAAAGCGAGATTCTTTACGGCATTGTCTGTGTGATAGTGTTTGCCTGTATCGGCGTGATGTTGGCCTGGAGGGGTTAATCATGAAAGTAAATTCAACAGAATTCACATCTATGAAAGGCCATGTTGCGGATGGATGTGTCATCATTGCACCAAGTGGCAAAGTATTCACCCTGAAAAATACAATGAAAGGCTGGACAGTTTTAGGGGCTGATGGTTTGCCCTGCTCTGGCAATTTGTCCTCTGCTCATGACGTTGAATATTTTGTAGTCAACGGATTGCAGACCCATTAAGAGTTCAAACCATTGGGGATATTGTCCCCTTTGGCCTGTACTTTTGCAGGGTTTAATAGGTGTCCATCATGAAACAAACAGTAGGCTTTTCTGAATTTCAAGATTCTTTTATGCGTTTGCGCCCACAGAATTTTTCTTTGCAGGGATTGGGTGCGCTTTGGGACTATTTAGAACAATATGAAAACGACTGCGGCGTAGAAGTAGAGCTTGACGTTATCGGTTTATGTTGTGACTTTAGCGAAGATGGATGGGAAAATATCGCCCAATCCTATGATTTTGACTTGTCAGAATGTGAAACAGAGGAAGAAAAGACAGAGGAAGTCAAAAATTGCTTAGAGGAAAACGGCGTATTTGTCGGCGAAGTCGAAGGCGGCTTTGTTTATCGTGACTTTTAAGGGGTGACAGCATGACTTATGAAGTACAAACCTACACCCTTTGCGCTGGCTGGATGAACATTTGGACGGATGATGGCAACACCTTAGTCACGTTTGAAACCTTTGAAGATGCCCAAAAAGAATTGGACGGATTCCTAAAAGACCAAGCCCATATGGTCGAAATAGGACATCTTGAAGACTTTAGCCCTGAAGACTACAAAATTGCAGAGGTGACATTTTGATTTATGCCACAGTCGCATTATTGCTTAGGATACTTTTTAGAAAACAAACGTAAAGAGGTGTTAAAAATGACTACAAAAACAATCAAGCCAGCAGGATATTTTCATATTGAATCATGGGTCGCAGATATGTCCAAATTTGGCAAGCCTGACAAAAAAGCAATGCAAGCATGGATTCAGGATGCTGAACAGGGAGTCTTTGAGTTTGATTCAATTATTGAAATGTCCAAATTTATGACTAAGACAGGGCAAACAGAAACCCTTTTCATACCCTCCCAATTTTTTACAATAGAAGAAATTCATTAAGTTAGTCAACACTAACATTCAGCCGCCTTCGGGCGGTTTTTTCTTGCCTACTTTTAAGCCCTTGCAAGCCCGATCATGTAGGGTATTGAGGGCAAACTAAAATCAAGCCCTGAAAAGTGCCTTTTAAGCCTTTTTAGCCCTATTTTCAAGCCCTAGAGTTCATCAGCTATTTCATCGTCAACAAAAAGACAGATCCCGACATGGTTAAGGTCAAAGTCTGGACGCAAACCTACCCGCCAAAAATGTGCCGCCCAACGCACTGCAAGCCGTGTGCCTTCAGCCACTGAACCATTGCCCATGTGCGCCAATGCTTGTTTTTCCTGTTCAGAGTAGAAAACTACTTGCCCTTTTTTACCCTGCGGTTTGTGGATGCGCTTTTTTGGCTTCAATTCCATTTATTGTGTGCCTTAAATATTCTGCAATTAGTAGGGCTTCTGCCTTGTTTCCGTCTTTCTTGTACTTCAGTTTGGCTTCAGGCCATAGGTATCTAGCCATGTCCAATGATTCGTTTTTGTCTGCTGTTAGATGGAAATGCTTTTTCCACTTCTGAGGCGTGACTAGGTGGACAGGGTATCGAGTCAACTCGCAGACCGCACTAATCACGCCTACAGCCCTTGCAAAATTCCAAGTGCTGGAAAGTCCTTGGTTCGGCATACTGTGCACCCTCTCCATACAAATCTCTGCGCCCTCTTTTGGGTCAATTATTGAAAGCAGCCGAGATTTAAAGACCAAGGCGAGAATGTGTTTGTCTTGGTGCTCAATGTCAAAACAAGCCACAAAATTGCCGTGGTCATCTACTGCGCCTATTGCGCCGCTTGCCATGCCTGGGTCACAACCCACCCACAAAGTCATGATTTTTCCTTTATTTTGTTCAAGAATTCCTCTTGGATGCCACTGTAAAACCCATAAACATCATTCTCCAATTCCTTGACCCTGTGCCAAGCATGATGTTTGAAGCCCTGAGTTTTCGCCATTGTCAGAAGATGCAATAAGGTCTCTCGGCGATGTGCCTCGAAGGTCGCCGCAAAACCAGAGGGCTTTGGTGACAAGGGCAATGGGGTGGATTCTGATTCCATCTCTGTGTTCATCAAGTAGTTGGTTTGCTTCAATTCTCGTCATGTTTTAATCAATCCTAGTGATTCCCTTGCAAATCGCAAAGAAATGGGGGTTATTCTGTCTCCAGCTTCATGCCTAGCAATGATGCGCCTAGCCCAATCTTTTGGGTCTTGTTTTCCAGTGCTGACAGACATTCTCAATTTTTCCATCTCTGCTGCCACTCTGTCTGGCTGTGCTGGCGGCAATGGAAGCATAGGCGGCGTGGGTCTTGGTGCTTTTCGGCAAAGGTTTCGAAACTCAATGACATTTGGAGGTTTTTCAGGAAGGTTGTCCAAAGCCCATGCAACATCATCAAGATGCGGCGTAAAACCGCTTAATTCATGCGCCCAAGCCGTTTTAACGTCTTCAATAGGGGTTGATTCCCACATTCCATCCCATGACCTTCCATAACTTGCGGCAAGACGTTTAAACAATCTATCAATCACTTTTTCAGGCAACATCATTTCAACTCCAAAAAGTTTGACGCTTCAATAATTGCTTTTCTATCGTTTTCAGGCCACTTCTCGCCAGTCATTTCTTCCCATCGTTTTCGCTTCAATTCTTGGTCACGCTCAAAAAATGACTTATTCGTTTGTTTTGCAGAAATATGCTCAATTTTTGGTTGAAACCACTCTGCCTTGAATGACTGCCAGTTTCTGACAACAATTTCCCTTAAAGCGTCTTCAAGTGTGAACCCTGCTTTGTCGGCTTCCTTTTGAATGCCATCAATTACCATCTTGGTGACCTGTGCTTTTTTGCTTTTCCTGTGGACAACAAAGCTATCCCAAACTTCTTGTGAAACGCCGACAGGCGTAGCAACGACAGTTGCTGTATTCTTAATTGGTTTATGGTTATTGGTTATTGGTTTATGGTTATTGGTTGCATCGTGGGTGGATGATGTGCCCATCGTGTGTACATGATGTACCCTTAATGTGGACACATATTCATTGTGAGTACCTTCAGTAAAGTGTTGAATATAAACATCTTTTTCTGCGAACTCTTTTATCTTTGGATTGTCTCGACAGAACGCACCCCATGCTGAAACAGCTTGATGCTCACGAAAAGTCTTTATTTGGGAGTCTGCTCTGGGGTTGATGAACCCCTTGTCAGTGGATATAAAGAACTCATTGAGGACTGTTAAAACCTCTTGTTCGTTGTCCCTCATGCCTATCTGACGAGCAATATCCCGCTGCGAAATCGGGTGTTCGTGCAAGTAATAGTGGTCAAGAAGCCGCCTGAAGGCAATGTCTTCTATAAGAGAAAGATGGTGCGTGTGTGACTTGTAGTCACCAATATGGAATTGGTAAAAGTGCATTTTCAGACCCAAACTAGACCCAGAAAGGAAACCTCGGCAGGAGGGGTCTGTTCTCTTTTCGATGAGGGGATCAATCCTCATCTAGCCGTGTTTCGCAACATAATATCACACAAAACTGTTGCTAAACCGACTCTTACAATTTAAGAAGTCTAAAGCACCCTTACGATGCACAAGGTCTTTCCAGTTTCCTTCCACATACAGTTCATGCGTTGTTCCATTGCTGTGGCGGGGTGAATTCTCTGATTTAGTCTCAATCAACTTCATCCGACCAGCATTAGTCAAATGCCATAAATCACCAATCTCCACTACGAAACCATTCATCTCAAGGTTTTTCAGATGGGTTGGAGAATGGTACGAGCCAGGCGAATAAGTATCAGTCGTGGTGAACGAGATGCTGCTTCTAGGGCCATTAGTTAGGCGTTTTAGGGTTTGCAGTTGGGGTATCGACAGTTTCATTGTTTTTCCTTGATTCAATGGATTTGGCTAATAGTTTTCGTAACCAGTTAGCTCCTCCAAGGGTTTTAAACTCATCTCTGAGGCTTTGGGTGACTCGTACAGCAATTTGAATGCTTGAGCCTGTGATTTCGGATGGGGGTCTTGGCATAGTGCTAGGATTGTATAGTGTCATACAGTTTGACAATAAGGGAAAGTCCCTATACCATCACAATCTTATTGTTTGACAATACAGATTCCAACAACTTGAGAGGTGTCCACATGGAGTTCATTGAAGATTTTTACAGCGAGACTTTGGAGACAGAAGTCAAAGTATTTTTAACTTGGTACGACTATGACGTTGAAACACATTACTTAGACTTTGAGTGGGAAGCCCAAGACGAGACTGGTAAGGATGTGACAGACGAGATGTCTACTGACGAGCAAGACCAGTGCGAATCCATTGCTCGCAAATACGCCAAGTCCCTATGACCTACGCACAAGCATTTATCAGGGTGTTGATTCTGGTGGGTTTGTCCATCAGCATTAATGCCCATCTGGAGGCTCGTACAGCCCCTTTAACGCCTTCTGAGATACAAGCCAAGGGCAAGGCAAGGTCTTTGGAGAAAGCGTGTAAACGGCTTAAACACAAACAAAGGAAAAAATATGATCGACTCTGCTGAAGACGAAGCATTTAACGAGATTGAGCGCAAAAGCCTATGGCGCAAACGTGCGGTAGAAGCTGCCATCACGCTTAATCCATATCGTGACCAAGTGATTGATGAAGTAGCCGATGCTATTCTGAAGATGGATGGCTTTGGTAAAGATACACTTGACAGCTTTGTTGTCTATATCAGGGGATTGAAATGAAACCATACGGATATGTCTGGACAAAGGACAAGCATGAACCTAAGTTCTTCTGGACTGAAAATCCTGCCAAGGAAGTACAAAACCAGTTTGGCGGTGAAATAACGCCAGTCTATAAATAGAAACATTAGGGAAATCACCTATATGAATTATGATAGCGTCTGACAGAATACACACATTGATAGGTTTTAAACAGGAGTGAATGATGATTGATATGAAACACGAAACATGGGCAGCACTGCAAGACTTCACACCAGATGACGTAGCAGATGCAATTTGCGATAGCAAAGCTATCCTTGAAGCTATCCTTAGCAACGCCTGGACAGATGTTGCCGACATGGTGAGAGCCAGAGTTGAACTCAAAGCCTTGCGTATGGCTGAAGTCTCCCTAGAACTGCTAACAACACCTTGGGTTGATGACGAGGAAGAACTTAACGTGTGGCGTTACTACCGCATGGAGAGATTGCAAGAACAACTGGAAAAAGAAAAAGGCTCAATCCCTACAATCAATCCCTACCAAAAGCGAGGCCAAGAATGAAAACCAAGCTCAACCTAGAACGAATTATCAAGGAATGTGCAAATGAAGAATATTGCGCTTACTGCATTGAGCCACGCATGGGATGGGTTTCTTGTTGCGGTGAAAACCACTTTGTCCTATTTTCAGATTTGGACACCGATAGTCAACTTGACATTGCAGCGGAAATTGCAAGAAAAGAGGGCTAAGAAGATGGCATACATAGGCAAATACCAGAGCATTGCACTGCCATCTAAACCGATCACCGACCCAGAGTTTGGGTATGTGAATGCCGCACAAACCAATGTGGCGCAAACGTGGAAGAAGTTTGAACAAAAAACAGGAGTAAATGATGATCGACTACGCACCTCTGCTCATACGAATCGAGCAGAACACAAAGAAGCTGTCAGAGAAGTGTCTAAACAAAAGATACGAAGGATACAGTAGCGAAATAGCCCAAATCCATGCCGACCTCACACTGTTGGCAATGTGGATGGTTGCTCAAGAAACAAAAGACATTTTAGATGGCGTATATAGGAGTGAATGATGAATAAAGAACAGGTGTTAATGTTGCTCAACAAGAACGTCAATGAGCATACAGAGAAGAAGATGAATTTGACGTATCTTTCTTGGGCTTGGGCTTGGGCTGAAGCACTGAAAGCAGACCCAGAAGCTGCATACAAGATTGAGATGTTTGGCGACAAGTGTTACATGGACATCAATGGAACAGCAATGGTGTTTGTCACAGTCACAATGTTTGGCAAACCAATGACTTGCCAACTTCCAGTAATGGATCATCGCAACAAAGCAATCCTTAATCCAGACGCATTTGCTGTCAACACTGCCATCATGCGGTGCATGACTAAGGCACTGTCTCTGCATGGCTTGGGCTTGTACATCTATGCTGGTGAAGACTTGCCTGAAAAAGGTGATGTTCCAATCATTACTGCAAAAGGCGGTATTGGAGAAGATTTGCCAAACGACATTAAGGAATTCTTGATGGAGTTGGCAAGTAGCTGTAAAGAGTTGGTTGACAATGGTAAGGCCAAGCAAGCCTATGACCTTATCAAGAGCAATGCACTTGAAGCAGATCAGGAAGTATGGTTATCCACTCAAATGGATTCCACTACAAGAGCAGCAATCAAAAAATCTAAATCAACTTAAGGTGTAAATATGGAACTTAACAAAGAATTGTTGAATGAAATATTTCACTATGAGGATGGCAATCTCATCTGGAAAAAGAAAATTGCTAGAAACACAATTATTGGTAAGGTTGCTGGAAGAACATATGATATTGGATACAAGTCAATAGGCTTATATGGTAAAGAATATATGTCACACAGACTGGTTTTTATGTTTCATCATGGATATTTTCCAAAAGAAGTTGACCATATTGATGGCAATAAATCAAACAATAGAATAGAAAATTTACGACCAGCAACGCATTCTGAAAATTTGAAAAATCAAAAGATAAGAACAAATAATGTTAGCGGTCACAAAAATGTAGGTTGGGCAAAGCGTGAACAAAAATGGAGGGTTAGATTAACAGTTAACTTTAAAGATAAGCACATTGGTTATTTTTCAGATCGTGAATTGGCTGATTTAGTTGCAATTGAAGCAGCAGATTTGCATCACGGTAAATTTTCAGCATACAAAGGAGTGTTACATGGATAATTTTAGGGACAACTCAGGTGTCTTGTTTAAGAACGACAAGAAAGAAAAAGAATCTCATCCAGACTATAAAGGTAATGTGCGGGTTGATGGTCAGGAATACTGGCTGTCAGCATGGATTAAAGAAGGCAAGAACGGAAAGTTCATGGGTCTGGCTCTTAGCCCTAAAGAAGAACAAGCCCAAGCACCACAAGCTAAGGCCAAGCCTAAAGCTGGCTTTGACGATCTTGACAGCGATTTGCCTTTTTAGAGTTTTACAAAATTAAGGGGTGAAAGAATTGCATCTTGTATATGTGTGTGTCTGCAATCCCCTTATGTCAATTGCAGACAGTCTGACACAGCCTTCCAAGGCAAAAGGTTAACCGCAAACCAAATATACTGAGGCGGTGACAGCGGGAGAGACTGCATTTTGAAGTGAGTACCCACTAACTTAACAGGAGTGAAAGATGGAAAGAATTAAAGTTGCTGAGATTGAAAAAACCTTTCACAGCCCAAACCATAAAAGCAGTTCGACTGCCAAATGCCCTTGGCACAAAGAGATTACGGCAAGCCTTTTAGTTGACCACAGCAAAGGAATATTTCATTGTATTTCTTGTGGCGTAGAAGGGATGCTAGTGGATGGCACAGACGAGCGCTTCCTTGTTTTACAGAGAGAAGATGTATAACCTTTTAATTGACAGGAGTGAATGATGACAAAACTAGACGATATATATTTTGGTGGCAGCGTGAAAAATTTCTTTGGCTTGCCAATCTTCAATCGGGTGAGAACCTCTGACCCAATTACCAGCTATGAAGCCGCAGACTCAGCTAAAGATTTGGCATCCAAGCACTTTGGCATGATTGTGGACTGTTTAAAGGCTCATGGTGCGCTTGGAAAAGACGGGATAGCCCAACATAGCGGTCTAGATTCAAATCAAGTTGCAAGACGTTTAAACGAGTTGCACAACATGGAGTTGATTTGTCTGACAGGACGCACAGTCAAATCTAAGTCTGGACGCAACGAGCGTGAGTGGGAAGTAAAAGGTGTTAAGTAACGTACTTAATATTTTAATTGTTATGGCAATTGGTGGTTTGGTAACACTAATTGCTGTAATTTGCTTCATGTTATTTTTGGATGAATGACTTGATTTGTCACGAACTTGGACTAAGATTTCTTTGGCAATAGTGCCATAACAAGGGGATTGACATGATTAAGCTAGAAATCAGCATTGCTGAATACGATTGGATGGATGATGAGAAGGTTGTTATCGAAACCATTGATTTTGATAAGGCACAAATCATTTATGAATTCATCGAGTTCCAAAAAGACTTTGGTTGGGCTGCTGACTACCAACTGAGCGATGAGTTCATTGATGCTCAGTGCGATGAAGAAGATGAAGTCAACGATGAAGACGATTCAGACGTTGAGTACGAAGACGAAACCGATGAAGACGAAGAATACGAAGAATACGAAATCGGAGAGATCGTAGAAGACGAAGATGGTTTGATCTGGAAGCGTGTGGCATAATTTCCATGCAGTTGTCTTACAAGGGGGTCTACGGACTCCCTTTTTTTATACGTCGTAGATTTTGCCCCTAAACTCTACTTGTCTTTCATCCCATTTATGCACTAATTCAGGCCATAACAGCCGACCATTATGGAATGTGAGGACGGAAAATCCGGAACGCCAGTTGGTTGGACTGTCTTCTAGGTAGTTCTCAAACTGAGGGCCTGTAGGCTCTGCCAGAGTTCCTGTATCCACGCCAAAGCGGTTGCCGTTGTAGTCGCTAAAGGGTGTCACCTTCAAGCTGTGCAAATGGCCTGTAACGATGCTTACGCCAGCATTGACAGCATTGTTATGGGTGGCATGAACGCCGCCTTTCCAACGGTGTTTAACAGCCACATCCACCGCAGGCCAACACGACCAACATGGATGCCAAGTCGGAAAATGGTCTTTCAGGGTAAAGCCTTTGACAAACTCATATTGCGGGGCATTCGCTGCCAAGCGGTTCTCAAAACGAGCATCATGGTTGCCCAAAGTCCAGATCAATTGACTGTTGTGTCTGGCTTTCTTAGCGGTGTCCTCGATCTCTCCAAGGGCTATTTCACAGGCTTTCAGTTCTTGGATGACTGAAGGGGTGGAATCCCATCCAATGCGTGGGAAACGACTGATAGAAGCGCCATCAAATACGTCACCATTGGCAATGATGGCTTTGGGTTGAAACTCCTTGATTGCCCAAATAAGACCCTTGAACGCCGTTGTGTGAATGCCTGGCCAGAAATGGGCATCACTGAAGACAATAACTGTGCCATTCTCAATCCCCAACATCTTTCGAGCAGGGTTGTCGGGAGTCTTTAGCAATGGCCCTTGTCTTGTGGTTTCAAGGGAAACGCCTTTCCTCTCCTCAATCCGCTTTTTTCTGCGATGTACGTTGCGTATATCCACTCCAAGTTCTTCCGAAACTTTCTTTGCTGACTTCAACTTATCCCAAATTTCAATGAACTCTTTATCGGTGGTTTCTGGTGGCGGCATATTAGTCCTCAATGAGTTTGCCGTAACTTAAACAAAATCAATGACAAGCGGGTGAAAGTTAAAGTAAAACGGCAGAATAACAACAATTAAGCCACAAGTCCATTTAAATAAGTTGTCTTACCCGCAACCTTGGTGGCGGTCAATTCCTGTTTCTTCAAGTTGTTTGGGTCGTAAGATACATGAACCCATCCACTGTCAGGAACGCCTTGGGTGTAAAACTCAAGAATAAGCTGTGTGTACTCAAGGTTATCCATAATCCACTGAGCCAGATCAGCATTAGCAACACCAACAATCTCGATGTCTGCCGCTTGACCCTTACAGTGGTCAGAAGTCTTAGAACCACCAACAGCAGCGTTTGACTCAGGACTGCGATAGCCAGAGTTAACAGTAACCGACTTGCCAAAGTGTTCACGCACAGGCTGAAGCACCTTCTCGCAAAGGGTTTTCAAGTTCTCAAGTGCCTGTTCATCAGGAGTATTGTCCAAGCCCAATCGAGTGGCAGTATCTGACTTAGTGAGTTCTTTAAGGGTAAAGTTGGCTGAAAGGTTCATTGTGCGTTCCTAGCGTTGTTGTACAGGGTGATGCAAGCATTCAGTTTGTTGATGGCTCTATCGCCTTCCTCGGCTATGGCGATAAGATGCTTTCCAACTTCTGCACTAAGTTCGGCTGATGACTCTCCTCCACTATCTCCTGTGGGAGTGGTGGAATCTGCGGGGGTTGATAAGGCGCAGGACGTTTTGACAGGAATCCGCAACCTGAGAGCGCCAGAGTCAATATCAGCATTGCGCTTTTGAGCTTCAAGTTTGGCTTTTTCATTTGATTTCCTTAGTGCATCAGCAGTGGTGGTTACAGCGGTGGCTAAAGCCTGTTCCTTGGCTCTAGCTTGGGTGTTTAAGCGGTCTACTTCAACTTGTTGGGCTTCTGCTTCAACGTGCTTGCCGTACCAATACCCACCGCCAAAGGTCAGCAATAGAACTATTACGCCAGACAGTAAATCACGCATCGTTGGTCTTCCCACGGACATAGGCTTGTGCAGCCATGAAAGCCACCACAATCGTTCCCATTGCGGCAC